CGGGTTGAATGACATGAGTTTTTTGGAACTCAATAAAATAAATATCCCTGCAATCAATGAGGATGATATTGACCTGCAGGAGTTGAAGTTGATATTTGTGAAATCCAAAAAGAATAAGGTTGACCATCTTTTTGATGTCCTGAATCAGTTGAAGGTTGACGAAAATACCAGGTTTCTTTTTGTGGACTTCAAAGAATTCATTCGTGTAATGACTGAGGTAAAGAAACATTATAAAATCAAATCCTTGACTGTTGGAGTTGTAAAAATGCTTGAAATCTGTGAGGATTATTTGAATTCCTTACCAGAATTTGATCAGGAAGCTTATGAAAACGCCAAGAAAAACTAATTAAAATGGCAAGAGAGGATAGTTATTACAAATATGATATTCCTTCGAAATTTGATGCCATTGAAATGTGGGTTCGTGATGGGTTGATTGACAAGGAGATAGCATATAACTTAGGAATAGGATTGACTACATTTTATCGGTACAGGAAGGTTCATAAAGAATTTTGCGAAGTCCTTAAAAGGAATAAAGTGATAGTTGATGCTAAAGTGGAAAATGCTTTATTGAAAAGGGCGCTCGGTTATGATTTTGAGGAAACAGTTACCGAAGTTCAAATTGGAGCAGACGGTGAGGCAGTGCCAAAGATCATAAGAAAAATTAAAAAGCATATTGCAGGTGATGTCACAGCGCAGGTATATTGGACAAAAAACCGTAATCCTGAAAAATGGAGAGATGTAAACAGGACTGAACATACCGGGCCGGGTGGAAGTAGTTTATTTAAGGGATTGACTGATGAGCAGTTGGACGAAAAAATCGAGCATTTGAAAAGTTTAATTACCCCGAATGAATGAGGGAAAAGAACAGATTGCAGAGTTGTTGTTGGAGAAAGTCAGGCGAAAAATACCGTCTGACTTTGCTGCATATATCCGGTATCTTAATCCTAAGTACACTCAAAAATGGTTTCATTATTTGATTGCAGAGAAGTGTCAGGACGTTTATGAAGGGAAAATAAAAAAGTTAATGATATTCGTACCGCCACAGCATGGGAAAAGTGAAATAACAAGCCGTAAGTTTCCTGGCTGGGTCCTGGGTAATGATCCTTCCAAAAAAATTGTAGTTGCCAGTTATTCAGCAAACCTTTCCGCTTCATTTGCCAGAGATTGCAGAAGGGATATTTCCTCACCTGAGTATATCAATTTGTTTGGTAATGTCATGGGAGGTAATGGGTTCATTAACAATTCAGATGAGTACGAAACATATAAAAAGGGGTTTTACAAAGCCGTTGGTGTTGGTGGATCACTAACAGGACGGCCTGCCGATATTGCTATTATTGATGACCCGGTTAAAGATGCAGCGGAAGCATATTCTGAGACATATCGTAATAATACCTGGGAATGGTATACTAATGTTTTGGAAACCAGGTTGCATAATGACAGTGCAGTAATTCTTATAATGACCCGTTGGCATTACGATGATCTTGCCGGAAGACTGTTAGATAGGGAAAAAGACGAATGGACTGTAGTTACATTACCGGCTGTAAAAGAGACTGAATTAGGAATGCCGGAAGATAACCGGGAGGTCGGTGAAGCCTTATGGCCCGAAAAACATTCATTGGCAAAATTGCTTAGAATGCAATTTCTTAATAATCGTACCTATACTTCATTATATCAACAAAGGCCGGTGAATGAAGGTGGTAATATTATCAAAAGCGAATGGTTTGGAAAGGTAAGCAGGACTGATTTCAACAGAATGAAGGAGAATGCGCCAATTACTTTCTTTGGTGATACTGCATATACGGAAAAACAAAAAAATGACCCTTCGGGATTCATTGCAACGTGCAAGCTTGGAAATAATCTATACATCACACACGCCAAAAAGGTGATGATGAAGTTTCCTGATCTTATCCGGTTTCTGCCAAAATATGTCAGCCAAAACGGGTACACAAATGCCAGCACTATCAGGATTGAACCGAAGGCAAACGGTCTTTCTGTTATCCAGCAATTACAGGAAACTACAGATTTGAACATCGTAGAAACACCAGCACCAGTTGAAAGCAAAGAAACAAGGCTTAATGCTGCGAGTCCTACGGTTGAGGGTGGAAGGATAATACTGGTTGAAGATACCTGGAACGACGAATTTATTACTGAGGTTTGTGCTTTCCCGGCGCAGCCACATGATGAATATGTTGATTTGCTTTGTTATGCTATTAATTATCATTTTGATGTAAACATTAATACGGATTTATCCAAATACTTTTAATAATGGAAATAAAAGAAATCTTAGCGTTGGAAGACGAAAATAAAAAGATCACCGAACTGAAAAAAAGGATTGTTGACCCTCCAGACGTAACGGTAATAAAAAAGCAAATTGATCCTTCGCAGCATGATATTTTTGATGAAATAATACGGCCTGATAAAAATATTACCAAAACATTGCCAGATAAAACAGAGGTTCAGGACGTTGAATATGTAGCCAGGATTGCATTACCGTTCCAGCAGCTTATTGTAAATCGTCATGTGGCATTTACGTTTGCTAATAGAATGAAATACATCTGCAAACCAAAAGGAAAAGAAAAAGAAGTATTCAACTGTATCAAGGAAGTCATTAAAGGAACAAAACTGCATCCCTTTAACAGTTGTGTAGCCAGGTCTTTATATACCTACAAAGAATGTGCTGAGTATTGGTATACAGTACCCAAAGATGAAGACGAAGAAAACCTATACGGGATCAACGCAGACAGGAAATTAAAGGTAGTGCTTTTCACTCCCGAAAATGGTGATGAATTGTTTCCATTATTCGACGACCAAAGGGACCTGATCGCTTTCAGTCGTGGATATGTTAAAAAGATTGATAAAAAAGACATCAATTATTTTGAGACATGGACAAAGGATACATACTTGCTATGGAAGCAAGACGGCAGGAAATGGATTCCTCAAAATGTAAAAGACGATATACACGGAAACGTTATTGAAGTTGGGAAGATTCCTATTGTGTATATACGTCAAACATATAGCGAATGGGAGTGCGTACAAGTGCTTATTGATAGGCTTGAAGAATTGTTGTCAAACTTTGCTGATGCCAATGATTACCATGCCTGGCCGAAAATATTTATACAGGGCAAGGTTATTGGTTTTGCCTCAAAGGGTGAAACAGGAGCAATAATAGAGGGGAGTACTGGATCAACTGCTCAGTATTTATATTGGCCCGATGCACCGGATTCGATAAAGTTGGAAATTACAACGCTGATTAACCTAATTTACACCTTAACACAAACTCCCGATATATCCTGGGAAAGCGTAAAAGGGTTAGGAAACATGTCTGGTGTTGCTCTTGAACTTTTATTCATGGACGCACATTTAAAGGTTATGGCAAAGACTGAATATTGGAATGACTTCATGTCACGCAGGATGAGTTTAATAAAAAGGTTTATTTCAAAATTGAACACCGAACAGTCATTTGTTGCAGCCACGAAATCCATTGAAATTGATTCTCAGATTGTACCGTATATTATAAATGATAAAAAATCCCTTGTTGACATGCTGGTAGCAGCAACGGCAGGGAAGGCAGTTGTCAGCCAGGAAGCAGCTACCCAAATTGCTGATCTTTCAGAGGATTCAGAGGAAGATTTCAAAAAGATCACCGCAGAGGAAGACAGGAATAGTTTAGTAACCATTTCAGAACCAACAGTGGTTTAAGCCGGCTAATTAATGATCTATCCCTGGTTAAAGGATTACGAAAGATACAACCTACAGCATTTCGCACGGTTAGACAGCTATAGTCAGTTTGTTGAATCGATGTATAAGGACGCTATCAGGGAAGCGTCCTTATTGGTTACGTCCGGTGTGAATATTGACAATTCAAAAGCATTCAATTTTAAGGATTATCCTGCTTTAAATAAGCGATGGAAGGATATAAATGAGAAGTTGGCTGACGGCATTAAAACAACAATTTTGACCGGTGAAGAGAAAGAATGGCTACAGTCAGCAGCAAAAAATGATTTCCTGGTAAAGTCAATCCTGAGTAAAAGCAAGCTTTCTGAAAAGGAAATGAAAGGTTTTATGAATAGAAACCTTGAAGGATTACACATATTCCAAAAAAGAAAGATAGCAGGGATGAACCTGTCCGAAAGGGTTTGGAATCATACCAGTACATTTAAAAGCGAAATGGAACTTGCCCTGGATCTCGGTATTGGTTCTGGTAAGAGTGCTCATGATATGGCGTTAGAAGTCCAAAGATTATTGAACAACCCTAATGATCTGTTTCGTAGAGTAAGGGATGAAAGAGGTGTGTTGAGAGCAAGCAAGGCAATAGAAAACTATAACCCGGGGGCCGGTTTATACAAGTCGAGTTACAAAAATGCTTTGCGATTGACCCGGACAGAGATTAATATGGCATACCGGACTGCTGATATTGACAGGTGGAATCAATTACCCTTTGTACTTGGGTTTGAGGTTGTGACTTCAAACAACCATCCTATTCCGGATATATGCGACGATTTAAAGGGTAGATACCCTAAAGATTTTGTTTGGGTAGGTTGGCATCCTCAATGTCGTTGCCACATGGTCCCGATACTTTCAGATCAACAGGAAATTGATAGAATGACGGATAAAATACTTGACGGAGCAGATCCCGAAAGTCTGGTTCCAAAAAAGACGTTGACCAATGCGCCACGTAATTTTGATAATTGGCTTGCTGTCAATCATGGAAGGTCCCAAAAATGGAACACCCTGCCCTACTTTATGAGAGATAATACAGGGTTTGTTAAACGTGGACCCTTGAACTATATACAGAGGATGCAGTCAGTGAAAAGCGATGTTGATGTAACATTCCATGAGATTGCAAAGAAGATAGGTACCGATATTACACCGACAAACCTTAAAAGCGTTGAGCGAATATTTGAAAAGGCTGATTCAGATTATAATGGCGATCTGACCAAGGTAACCGATATGGTCAGGACAACCTATATTTGTGAGAAAGAACAGGAACAACAGGTAGTGCTTCAACTGATGAAGGAGTTTAATATAGAAAAGGATAATATAAAATGGTATAGTTTGGAAGATGATCAGGTAATTACTCCCTTGAAAGGCATTAACATAAAAAGAGAGGAAATGGGATATACTGGATTTTTAATGAAATTTAGATCGGCAGAAGGTGGATGGATAGAAGTTCAAGTAAACAGTCCAATAATGATTTATGGCA